CGGCATATGTTTAACTAGTGTCTCTCTATCCAACGGTATACTACATAAAAATAATATGTAGGAAGCACTAAATGAGTGAAATAAAAGCAAAAGATATGGCGAATTATCCTGTTACAGATGGTATACCGTTGGATAGAGAGACACTAGTTAAACATATGCCGAAGGGGTTTAGTGGTAAGATAACCGATGAAATACTAACTATGCTAAATAATGTCGAGAATGACACAGGTATGAGTAAGGAGCTATTCAGTGAGCAGTTATACTCATACACCCACTTACTTACAGGTGGGGTAGGGATTGAGACACTATCCAATGCTATAAAGTTCGTGAACTTACGTATGCTTCCAAAGATGGGAGCTGCTAAAGCATTCTCTATAGTGTTCCCGGAGAAAGCTAAAGAGATAGAGGATAGAGGTGCAACAGTAGACTCATTCGCATCTATGTATGCTGGAACTAAAACGGTTGTAGCTGTACAAAAGTTAATACTAGTTCCAGTATATATATCACATGCTCCCATACATAATGCTATGTTAAAGAAGTTATTTGACTTGAGCAATGGCATAGGTGCTAAAGCTGATGATAGGGTAAGCCCCACTGTGCAGATGAATGCTGCTATAGCACTCCGTGATGCAACTAAAATGCCAGAGGATAATAGTGTAACACTCAAGATAGGTATGACAGATGACGCTACGAAGATACAGCAAGGACTGTTCGAACAGCTAGCAATGAATAGTGAGCTGCAGTTAGCTGCATTGAGGTCTGGTAGGAGTATAGGTGAGATTCAAAGGATTGGTGTAAGCACCGATAAAATCCTAGAAGCGGAGATTGAGTAATGGCTGAGAAAACAGAACTAGAACTATGGGATGAACTGCCTGGCGTAACAGGTGATGAGGATAGTATACCATACAAGAATTGGCAGGAATATGAAGTAGCTGTAGCAGAGGGTAAGGACACAGTACCAGATGTACCAGTAGTGAGAAAGCTGCCAGGTAGAAAGGAGTATGAGTTCAGTGTGGATAAGGCACTAGATTCAATCGACTTGACGTTCAATGGATACATACCAAGTAAAGAGGCTATAGAGTTCTTCAATATAATTAGATTAGTACTCGGGGAAGACCCAGAAGTTAATAATAGCTTAATGCATTATTTCCTAGTAGATTTACTGTTTGGGAATATAGAAAGAAATCAGTACCCGTACAGCAAAGAGATACAAGATAAGCTTAGGATTAATAGCAGAAAGGTGGCAATCATTGCGGCCAGAGGTAGTGCAAAATCGACAATAGTTACAGCGTTCTTCCCGATATATGTGGCTATAACAGGTAAGGTACCAAACTTTGGTAGCTTGATGTTCATGGTAGGATTTGGTGATAGTCAACAAGCGGGGGCTAAAGTACAAGCTAACACCATACGTGATATATGCGAAGATAGCGCCTTCTGCAAGGAGTACTTCGAGAAGATGAGATTCACTGACGAAGAGTGCGAGTTTATAAGAAAGGGTCCAGAGAAAGTGCGAAAGCGGGCATTCATGTATAAAGTAAAGGGAGCTGCAGGAGGATCAGTGCGTGGTATTCGTTACAAGACTGAGCGTCCAGGTATGATACTATTTGATGACATCATCAAGAATGAAGCAGACGCTAATTCAGATGTAATTATGGCTAAGTTACAGAGTATGATATATCTAGATGCAGAGAATGCGCTAGGGTCAATGAAAGGTAAGGTAGTTATCATCAACACTCCGTTTAACAAACGTGATCCAGTATATAAAGCACTAGAAAGTGGAGTATGGACACCAATATGTTTACCTATATGCGAAAAGATATACTCAGGTATGCCCCGTGAGCTATATAGGGGTGCATGGGAAGAAGCACATAGTTATGATAGAGTAATGGAAAGATATGAGGACTCAGTAGGTACTGATACACTACGTGGATTTAACCAGGAGCTAATGCTTAGGATTGCAGATGAAGGTAGTAAGCTAATCAAAGATGGACAGATACAGTGGGTCAGTCGGAAACTGCTTGAGAAGAATTTAAATAACTACAACATATACATAACAACTGACTTCACGGCTAGTAATAGTAAGAAAGGCGACTTTAGTGGTACATTCGTTTGGGCACTAAGTAGTGGAGGTGATTGGTTCCTATTAGATATGAGCTTAAAGAAGTTAGGTATTTCGGAGCAATATGAGCCGTTATTCCATATGGTTACTAAATGGGGTGGTAGGCACGGTAGGCAAGTTACTGTTGGCGTAGAGATAGACGGACAGCAGCAGATTAATTTACACGTGTTAAAGAAGATGATGATTGAAAAAAATACATACTTCACATTCGCTAGACAGATTGGGCAACCATTCGGTAGCGAGGGCATTAGCAGACGGCGAGCGGGTGGTAAGAAGCATGAGCAATTTATGCGAGTACATCCACTATTCCAAACTGGTAAGATGTTCCTCTGTGAAGAGCTACAAGATAGTCCAGATATGGCTGAACTGCTAGAGGAACTAGGATACGTGACGTGGGAGGCAATCACTAGCACACACGACGATGGGCTGGACTGTGTAAGCATGCTACCACATATGGAAGTTATATTACCAGCTAAAGTTGTAGTCGCTATGCATAAAACAAGCGCCCATCAAATGTGGGGATTTGAGGAGGAAGATACGCAAGAGGTTAATGGGTATGCTGGATACTAAGGTGTAGTAAAGGATAGTTAGTGTACTATACTATGTAAATAAATAGGAATGTAGCATGACACTAAAACGACTTAAAGCAACTACTAATGGACTACTAACTGCTGATAATACTTTAACTGAAGATCCTGAGGCTGTTTTAGGCTTACTAGAAATGGCGTTTAGTGATGTTATCGCACATGCAGATGCACTACATCTCATGACATTAAATAGAACCGGTAATATCTTTCGATTAGCACAAGGTAAGTATGTTGTTAGAATGCCAGAATTACCTACAACAGACGAAGATGAATTAGATCTTGATAATGAGCTATGCTTCGCGGTTGCACGTTTTATGGCCAGCTATATGAGCGAGAAAAAGAGTAGTGTGCATTTCACTGAAGCAAAAAGACTTATACGTAATTACAATAGTAAAGTCTTTGAAATACTAGAAACAATTAAAGACCAAGGAGACGGTACATATGACACTAGCCCAACTCACTACGCTTAATGATAATAGTTCCGAGCGTGAGCTTACTATTGATGACGGTATAGCGTTTGCTAAAGAGTTACTACATGCGGAAGAAGCATATTTTAGAGAAGATGCCATACTTGGTGCAGGTTTCTACACATGGAATGAGAATTTCATAACACTAATTCAACAGTCATTAGCGGAGAATAAGATAGCCAACTTCAGTAAACCACAACGCGTAGTATTTGATAAGTATATATTATTACTAACAGATGGTATAACTGGGAATGAGTCAGAAGACATAATTGAACTAGATACATACCTCGGAGGGTTACAAGGATGATAGGAAAACAATTTACGGATAGTGTAAACTACTTGGCTGGGCTAGACCACTCGTATGGTAAAGCGTTTAGTTTAGTAAAAAATAATATATCTATGCAGACTGGTAAGGTATACTCATGTACCGCTACACTTAATTTATATGATGATACAGATAAGTTGATACACCCTGTGGTCTTGGCAGATGACACGGTAACCCTAGCAACTATCGAGGCATTTATAGCATCTATTAAAACAACTATAGAAGCATCATACCCAACTGTAACAGTGGAAAGTTCTGCTGTTGGTGCATTACAATTAATAACTATTAAAGTTGCTGGGGCTACAGATGATACTCGCTATCTAATTAATGGGTTTACGTTAGAGATTAAAATAGATGGGTCGCAGTTGTATACTGTAGATGCAGATATACTCAACCCATACAATGTCATACCCTCATTAGTTATGAATATGGACACAATGGTCACATCTGGTATGGCGATCACTAACAACATAGCAGATATACAGTCTGTAATTGATAATATTGATGTCGTAAACACAGTTGCACTGAATTCTATAGATGTAAATCTGGTAGCAGGGAGCATTGCTAACGTGCATGCAGTTGGCGAAAACTTACTAGACGTAGGAGTAGTAAGTAACAACATACTTGATGTAAATATAGCAGCAGATAATATAGCTAGTATTAATACTGTAGCAAATGATTTAGCATTAGGAGTAGATAGTAATATAGTTATTACATCTACAGGTATGGATAATGTGACGATAGTAGCAACCAATATAGATGGCACTATAAGTGCAGATATACCTTTAGTGGCTAATAGGATAACTAATGGGGATTTAGATAAAGCATTAACAAACATAGACCATTATAATGCTACTAATCTTGGGCCGTTAGCTATTGAGCCTACAATACTTACACATCCGTTGCTTAGTGTGGGAGACTACTATTTCAATACTGTGACATTGCAAGAGCACTACTACGATGGGGTTATATGGAATACTAGGCAGTATACAGATAGCGCTATAAATACGTTTACTAATAAGACTATAGATAGTATAACTAATAGCGTAGGTGCTAACCACATGTACTATAAAGTTAGAAATGAGAGTGGGAGCACTATCCCAAGAGGGACTGTTATAACAGCAACAGCTACCCAACCAGGTACTGACTATCTAGAAGTAGAACCTATAGCAGATACAACGACTCAAATCGCGCTTGGCATTACACGTGCAGATATGCCCACTAATTCCATCGGGCTAACTACGAACTCAGGGCTGACTGAGGATTATGTGAACACTAGTGCCTGGGCAGAAGGGACTATACTGTACCCGTCCAATGGTGGTGGACTAACAAACGTGCAACCAACTAGCGGGGCTTACCAAGCATGTGCACTAGTTATGCGTAGCCACGTAACACAAGGAAGATTGCTCATAAGATTCAGTAATCCTATATATATAGCAAGTACTACGCAAAGTGGGTATGTTCAGCTAAACAACACACTTACTAGTACTAGTACTACCAAGGCATTAACAGCTGCTCAGGGCAAAGCACTACAGGATACTAAGGTAGATGAGAATGCACCCATAACAGCCGGAACTGCTACAAAGATTACGTATGATACTAAAGGTTTGGTAACAGTCGGAGGTATGCTAAGTGCTGAAGACCTACCAAATATAGATGCCTCCAAAGTAACCACTGGAACGTTGGGCGTAGCACGAGGTGGTACAGGTGCAACTACTAGTACAGGAACAGGTAGTGTTGTACTGAATACTGCTCCAACATTAGTAACCCCAAACATAGGAGTAGCTACTGGAAGCAGCTTTAACGCTATCACAGCGTTAGCCGCTACACCATCTCCTATGGATGGTGTAGCAGGTACAGGGGTAAGTACGACGGTTGCTAGACAAGACCATGTACATCCAAGTGATGTCAGTAAAGCAAATGATTCTGCGGTGGTTAAACTTACAGGTAATCAAACCAAAGCAGGTGTATTAAATCTTACGTCAAGCCCAATAGTGCCAGTACCAACACTAAACTTTCAACCTACCGTAGCACGAAGCACAGGAATAGTAGTACGAGTGCCCGAAGATTACGAAACTATAAACCTAGCACTAAAATACTTAAGTGGCTTTAGACATCTATATGTAAAAAATGGTGTACGGTGTGAAGTAAGTCTGGCAAATGGCTATGTTATAGCAGAACAAATATTTGTGAATGGTATAGATTTATCGTACATAACTCTAACAAGTAGAAGCACAACGGGGGCAGGATACGAAAATGGAAAGCACTTAGTGGATAGAGCAGCGTTAACTACAGAGTTTAGTGTAGCAGATTATGGTATTACAAGTTACCCTGTTATAGGAGCAAAAAAAGACGGGAAAAGCCCTGTACTGAGCTTTGTTTTAGATTGTCAGGTTGTGCTAGGCAGTGAGACTGCAGCCGACCTTAAACATGGCCTCTTTGCTATAGGTGGTGGCAGCATATCTTGTACACACACGGCTGGAGCTATACAATGTTCAGGCCATGCAGCGTTTACACGAGCAGGAGGTACAATCTCAGCAGAGAATATGACAAATAGTTCAAATACTGGCTTTGCAGCGTATGCACGAGCAGGAGGTACAATCTCAGCAGAGAATATGACAAATAGTTCAGATAGTAGCTTTGCAGCACATGCACGAGCAGGAGGTACAATCTCAGCAGAGAATATGACAAATAGTTCAAATAGTAGCTTTGCAGCGTACGCACAAGAAGGTACAATCTCAGCATCTACTATGACAAATAGTTCAAATAGTAGCTTTGCAGCGTACGCACAAGAAGGTACAATCTCAGCATCTACTATGACAAATAGTTCAAATAGTTATCATGCAGCGTATGCACAAGCAGGTACAATCTCTGCGTATGCTATGACAAATAGTTCAAATAGTTATCATGCAGCGTATGCACGAGCAGGTACAATCTCTGCGTATGCTATGACAAATAGTTCAAATACTGGCTTTGCAGCACATGCACGAGCAGGAGGTACAATCTCAGCAGAGAATATGACAAATAGTTCAAATAGTAGCTACGCAGCACATGCACGAGCAGGCACAATCTCTGCGTATGTTATGGTATGTTCAAACACCACAGCGAGTACGGTAGAATTAGTAAGAATTTTAGCTGGAGGTATAATAACGAACGGCGCTGGAGTTTGGACAAACTTAGGCACTGGTGCAAAATGCAATGTGGCGGCAGGTACAATCTCTGCCAACGGCTATATAAATAGAATAGGGTAAAAAATGATAACAATAATAAATAAACACGGTAAATATACGGGAACACAGTATGGAGAGATATCTAAAGAGGCTCTAGATTGGCACGTTAGTCAGGGAGATACTTGGATAGATTTGCCTAAGTTTGAGCTTGATTTTATAGAAGGGGAAGAGCCAGATTATGGTGCTCCAGCTGCAATAGAATTGCTTAGCATTACTTCAAGAGAGGCAAAAGCAGCCAAGCAATTAGCCCTCAACTCTATTACAGTAACTGTAAATGGTAAGGTATTTGATGGCAGAGCTAAGGACCAAGTGAATATAATGGCAGCTATACAAGCAGCTACATTACTAAACATTACAGAAACAGAATGGGTTATGAGTGATAATGTTCCTACCTTAGTGACTTTAGATGAGCTAAAACAGGCATTAGTTCTCTCTATACAAAAAGTTGGTGAAATTGTTAAGGGTTTAGTATGATAGTAGTAATTAAAGATGCTAATGGTAAAGCAGTAAAAGAGATAAAAGTTGAATCAATTACTAATGGTATACTACGAAATTACCCAACAGGTTACACAGCTGAGGAAGTAGTGTGCAAGTAGTATTCTATGGGAACCATTATGGTCATTTAGGTAATAAACTGATACGTTGGTGGACTTCAAGCACTAAAGATAAGTTTAATGGTAAATGGAGAGATTCAGTAAGTCATTGTGAAATACTATTCAGCGATGGTATGATGTTTAGTGCTAGTCAGTATGAAAATACTACTAGATTCAAGAAACATAGCATGACTGGTAAAGCTTGGATAAGATTACCTCTAAGTGTAACTAGTGAAGAGGAAATAATAGTAAGAAGCTTCTGTGAATCACAAATTGGAAAAAAGTATGACTACTTAGGGGTTTTTGGGTTTGTGTTTAAAAACGCAGACGATCCTGACAAGGAGTTCTGCTCTGAAGTAAGTACTAAAGCACTACAACAAATTGGGTTGGTAATGGATCTGGTGCCTAGTAAAACTAGCCCAAATGCACTATATTTAGCAATAACAGAGTTAATAAGTTATACAAAATAACGAAATAATGGTACAATACGTGTACGATAAGTTTAAGTAAGGATATTAGAGTGATGGATGAGCAGCAACGGTTATTATATGACCATGACAAAAAGATAGATAAACTGGAAATATCTATTGAGCAAGTAGCTAATAGTATAGACCAATTGGCAAATGGCATCAGCTCATCTAATCGAAAGGTGGAAGGTATAACAGGAATGCTTAATACACAAAATATCCTTATGGAGAGATTCTCCAATATGGATCTGTCCCTCAAAGAGTCATTTAGTGGAGTGTGCACAAGGGTAGGAAAACTAGAGACAGCTAAAGAAAAACATGAGCTAGATGGGTGCCCGGCCGCTACCTCTGCACATAAGCGAATAAGTAGAATTGATAGTGCGTTAGGGTGGGTCAATAAATTAATTCTCCTTGCAGTGCTAGGAGCTGTGTTAAGTCTGGTGATAATCAAATGAAGAAGTGGTACAAGAGTAAATTTCACTGGTTTAATATAAGCTTGGGAATAATAGGCATGGTTGAGATTAACTTACATCTGCTGCAAAATACATTAGGGAATTACTATGGGTTTGTGCTTATGTTGATATCTGGGATTGGAATAGTCCTTCGTAATGTGACAACTACCTCAATTGAAGGAACAGGTGATGTTCGATAAAATACAAATAATAGCAGCAGTAGGAGTACTGCTAGTGTTCATAGTTAGTGTAGTCACTTACGAGAGTAAACTAAGCTCATTAAAATCAGAACTGTTAGAGACTACGAAAGACCTAAGTGATATGCAAGCAATCAGCAGAACTTGTGAGCGTAACTATAAAGCCCTTAACACAACCCTAAATGAAGTGAACGAGGCTAATGAGCAGTTGGGCGCTATATACAACGATATGGATGAGAAGTACAAAGCGGAAGTTTTAAAGCCACCAAAAGTACGCTATGAAGTGCTATACAAATTTATAGAGCAGGAGGTAAAGAGTAATGAGATTGAAGCTGTTACAATTAGGATTAATAATGCTGTTAACTACATTAACAATGGGGGGATGCACTAGCAAGCAAATTATTTATGAAGATAGAGTAGTTAAAAAGATAATAGCTACACCATGTGTCCTACCAGAAGTTAAATGCTACATAGATAGTAATAGCACGCTAACAGAAAAGGTTGACGGGATAATGGAGTGCCTTGCAGAGCATGAATTAGTACTAAAAACATATAGGGCAAAATAAATGATGTTATCTAAAAACTTCTCACTAAAATCGTTCGTAAAATCAAATACTGCTATAAGATTGGGCATAGATAATGTGCCTACATCAGCGCACATAGAAAACATGAAATACTTATGTGCAAAGATACTACAACCAGCAAGAGATAACTTCGGAATTATAGATGTAAGTAGTGGGTACAGAAGTGTTAAGCTATGTGAAGCTATAGGTTCAGACAAAACGAGTTTTCACGCAATAGGCTGTGCTGGTGACTCTGAAATTAGGTATGAAAAAGTCAGTAATTTTGAGTACCTACTATGGGTGTATGAGCACTGTGAGTTTACTGAACTAATAGCCGAGTACTTTGATAGGAATAACAACGAAGCTGGCTGGGTACACTCTGCAATTCAAAAAGGTAGGGAGAACGAAAGAACTCTAAAGCTAAAAGATTCAAGGCACAACTACCAAATAGTAACCATAGACTATTTGAAGAAGCTATACCAATAGCTTACTATAAACAGCGTGCCGAGGTTACTACTGCTATTAATACCAATGAAGAAGTTAGTGCTGAAATCCTGTAAGATAAGCTGGGCTTGTATACACTAAAGGTAGTTGAAAGCAGAAGTAGGCTAAAATTTGCATAACTAATACTTAGATAGTATAGAAGATGGTATAATTATACTAGAAGTAATGTAATACCGACATGAAGACAATTGGAGATACTTATATGAGTACTAGAAAGAAGAGTGACGTATTGCAGCCTGGATGGAAAAACTGCCCTGATTACCTCAAGCTAAATGCGGATGTAGAGGCTAGTTCTGGTATACAGGATGAGATACGATCAGACTTAGAAACATACAAGATACTAAAACAGGGTGGAAAACCTGTTAAGGTGAAACCAGGTAAAAGTGCTATACGTCCTAAGATGGTACGTAAGCACCAGGAGTGGAAATACCCTGCACTAGAGGAACCCTTCTTAAACACACCTAATATGTTCCAAATAATGCCACGTGGTCCTAGAGACGCTGCTGCTGCACACCAGAACTCAATGTTAATTAACTACCAGTATGAGACGTTGATTAATAAAGTAAAACTAGTTGGGGATGTAGCTAGAGTATTCGAAGATGAAGGTACTGTAATAGTCAAGACTGGCTGGGAATCCAAGTACGAAATGAAAATGGTCACTAAGCAACGCCCGATATTTGCGTCTGCTGAGGATAGTTTACAGATAATAGATGCCGCGGTACAGTCAGGCCAAATGACACCTGAACAGGCACAGGATATGATTACTAGTGGCCAACCAATGGAAATCGGTGTAGAAGACTACGAAGAGGAAGAGGAAGTACTTACTAAGAATCAGCCTACGCATACAGTACTGGACGGCGCTAACGTAGGTATAGACCCAAACTGTGAGGGAGACTTAAACTTAGCCGGGTTCATATGGCATGAATATGATACTAGTTGGGCAGAGCTAATTAAGAATAAGTATGAAGAGCTCCCAGATGGTTCAACTAGAGGGTACTACAAAAACATAGATGAAGCAATTGCAGCCGATTCAGATGTAGCTTACTTTGAGAATAAGTCCAAAGATTACAGTAACTTCGTATATAGTGATAAGGCTAGAAAGAAGTTCAAAGCAATCGAGTACTGGGGCTACTGGGATGTGCAAGGTGATGGTGTATTAGTTAGTATAGTTGCAGAATGGGTGGGAAGTACTCTGATTAGACTAGAAGAGAACCCATACCCACATAAGAGACTACCATTTAGTATAGCATACTATATGCCAGTGCTGAGAAGCACTCGTGGGGAGCCAGATGCTGTACTACTGGCTGATAACCAAGAGTCAAATGGTAAGATGACTAGGGCTATGCACGACATAACTAGCACAGCGGCTACTGGGCAGGAGTTCATAGATGCTAACTTTTTTAGTACTATAGCAGATAAAAATCAGTATGAGAAAGGTAATACAGTATACTTCAATAGTCACATGGACCCTAAACGTGCTATACATAGGCGCTCAGTAGATCCAATAGACAGTTCAATACTACAAGTTATGCAGATTAACACACAAGAGGCAGAGAATCTAACAGGCACTAGGCCGTTTGGGGGTACCAATGGCGCACAGGGGCTAGGGCTAGCTAAGATGTCATTAGATGGCACAGCTAAACGTGAGCTATCTGTACTACGCAGAATGAGCACACTATTTGTGGATATGGCTAAGATGGTTATTAGCATGAACCAAGCGTATATGGATGAAAAGCAGACTATTAGAATAACGGATACTGAGTTTGTAGAGATAGCCAGAGATGACTTACAAGGCGACTTTGACTTGCGAATTAGTATCAGTACACCTGAGAAAGATGACCAACAAGCTCAGTCATTAATGATGCTACTACAGACTAATGCTGCTAGTATGCCTCCTAAGTTGTATGCTAAGACTATGGGTAAGATACTTAGATTACAGTATCAGCCAGACTTAGCAGAAGAATATGAGAAGTACGAACCAGAGCCAGATCCAATGCAGATTAAGATACAAGAGATGCAGTATGAGAATACTAGGCTCCAAAATGAAATGCTGAAGATGGATATGATTGCTAAACAAAGTTTAGTAGAAGAACGCACAAGCAGAATGATAGAGAATACGGAAGCTGATATTAAGAACAAACTAGCACAAGCAGAGTTAAGAGCGGCTCAAGCTGAATTAGCGTTAGCTATGGCTGAGAAAGCTAAGAGTGAGGCAGATGTACTAGATCAGAAGTTTATTGATGTAGATAGTGGCAGTGCCCGTGAGAGGGAAATTCAAGATTTAGAGTATGCTGCTACTGTTAAGAATCATCTAAAAACGGTCGGCACACGTAACCAAAAAACAAGGTGGTAATTAATATGGTTGGAGATATGACAGAGCAAGGGCTAGGGCAACTTGGTGGGCAACCACAGCCTCCACAAGCAGAGTTCACAGTAGACACCGCTAATAGAAAGAATGCAGAGATAGTGGAGAGAGTTAGAACAAATAGTGGTACAGGGCTTGGGACAGTACGTCAGGTAAATGATGGCATGGTACCACCAACGGTCCAACAAGGATTAGGGCAAGTGGTCCCCACTATGCGGTCAATGAGTCTAGATCAAGATGCTATAGAGGCTGTACGTAGTGGGCAAGTTAATCCTATGGATGTTATGAATGATCCAAACATTAGTGGTGGGGCAAAAGCTACTATACAAGGGATGATGTCCTAATAAAGAATTAAGGTTAGCTCTAGTATAATTCTAGTATGACAGCTTAGGGTTGGATAATTAAAAGGATACGGGATGAGTCAAGCAATGGATGCAACTGCAACTAACTTCGAATCAGATACTACTATGGGGCAGTGCATTGATGCATTAGTAAAAGAAATAGAAGAGCTAGAAATTAAAGCTACGTATGCTAAAGCATTTAAAGAATTATATGAAAATGCTAATTTCAAAATAGTTATTCTTGATGGGCTTCTAAAAGAATATGCAGCTGGTATAGCTGTTAAGCTTACAGACCCTACCATAACTGAAGAGTTAGAAACTGAAACATTAGTTGAATTGAAGTCATTACGATATCTTAGTAAATTCCTGCAGATGCAGTTAACTACAGCAGCTAATGCTGATAGACTTGTAGCAGAAAATAAACAATTACTACTTGATATACAATCAGGTAAAGAGGGTATATAATAATGGCAAAAACATACGATAGTGTAGCAGATGAATTAGATGCAATGATAAGAGGTAACCATGAACATGACTCCTCTGAAATTACTGAGGATTTAGATGCTAACAACGAGGACACAGATCACACTGAAAATGATGATACTGGAGCAGAAACGGATGGTGAAGCTGCCGAGCTTAGCCAGGATACTGATGAAGGTGCTGAAAATGAAGGTGAGGAAAACACTCCAGTAGATGCTGATAGTTTAGATGTGGAGGATGAAGGTACGACTAAGGAAGCCTTAACTACTACAGAAAACAGCAAAGAAACAGATACGACTGAGACCGGCTCAGCAGTAGAGACAACGGAAGCTGTTGACTACCAGAAACAGTATGCAGAGTTATTAGAGAAATCTAAAGAAGCTACTGAGTTCTATGAAAAAGTCGCTGGTGTAAAGTTCAAAGCTAATGGTAAAGAAGTTGAGGGATTCAAAGACCCCCAAAAGATTATCCAAGCGCAGCAAATGGCATATAACTATAGTGAAAAGATGGCAGGATTCAAAGCGTATCGTCCATACATGGGTCCGTTAAAAGACCGTGGCATGTTAGATGATCCGACAAAGTTTGATCTTGCTATGAGCTTGATAGATGGTGATAAGGAAGCATTAAAGCAGCATATGGCTAACATAGGTGTAGATCCAATGGAATTGGATATGGACTCTATTAAGTATGCGGCAGCTCCTAAAACTTCTAGTCGAGATGCCCTAGCTATAGAAGACGCATTAGATGTAGCTAAATCCTATGGAGTTGAAGATAAAATCTATACTACTGTATTAAAAGAGTGGGATGATGATAGCTTCAAAGAGTTCATTGGTAATAGTGCTGTACAAAAAGACCTTATAATGCAGATGGCTGATGGCACCTATGATGTAGTTATGGATAAGGTGTCCTCCTTATCCGTACTCGATGATAGGTTCGCAGGCATGAAGATGGTTGATAAGTACAGAGCCGCTATCACTGAGCTTAACCGAGAAACAGCACCTGTACAAAAAGTGGTAACTCCTCCTGTAGCAGTAGCAGCTGATACACAGGCTATTGCTGCTGCTAAAGCGGCTGAAATAGCCACTAAAGCTGTTGAGGAGTACAAGGCCAAGGTGAATAAAAATCGAAATGAGAAGGCTAAAGCAGAGCGAGAAAAAGCAACCGCTGCTAGCAAACCTAAGAGTACTGTCACTACACCTAGTAAACACGATCCTATGGCCTTAAGTGGTAAAGAGATTGCAGATATGCTAGATAGAATGATGATGGGAAAGAAATAATATAAAGGATCCATAAAATGGGTATCACAAGTACATTTAATGATGGTGGAACAACTTCAAACACGATTGAAAGACAGTTTACACCAGAGTTCGTAACTAAAGCTATAGTTGAAATGCCAGCTCGTAAGAGATTTTTCTCTAACCGTTCTAACAAAGTGGCTATGCCAAAAAA